GGCAGGGTTGGTTGTCAGGCTTTGACTGAGGCGGTCACAGGCGCAACTTGCTCCTGGGCTCGGCCAACGAGCAGCGAGCTCAACTCGATTAACTGCTGAATGCCCAAGGCGATGGCGCGCTGAGAGTCGTCGAGGTCGAACGCCAAGGTGGCGGCCATTTCGTTGGCGGATGCCAGGTTTTCGGCGGCGTTGGCCAGGAGGGTTTCGGGGTCGATGGTTGGGTTTACGAGGAATAGGTTGTTGCTTGGGAGTTCAACAGGCGCAGCGTCGTCGGATGGGGGCAAGTGATGATGGATTGCTCGCTGGGCTGCGGCTTGAAGCTTGGCATCCACGGACGATGCGGTTTGATCAGTTGAAGAACTGCGTGTGTTGTTGTGCATGGGCGAAGCTCCAAATATTTACGGGAGTTTAAAACGCCTTAGCAATACGGACTTCCACCTCCGGCCGCTGGGTTTGCAGCGGCTTGAGGAGGTTAGCTATTGGAGGGCTGAGGGGCAAGCCGAGAAAAGCGTGGGAAATTTCTCAAGCAATATCGTCATCAGCCCTCAAGACCGTTCATAAGCTAGTGCAAATTCTATAAAACCGAAAAGGTCTGCGCATCAATGTAGCCATCACCGGTGATAAACTCTCTCAAGACATAATGGCGAACATGATAGCTAAATTCATCATTCGTGCTTCGACTAACAGAATTGAACGCAATCACAGCGGGATGAGACTTTTGATCACTTCTAAAAATCTCAAAGTCACGCAGCCTACGTACAAAATCTGGATGACGGCCAAACTCTCGAGTTAACCAGTAATAAACCGGAAGCATTCCTGAAGACTTAAGCAGAGAATTCCCATGACCAAAAACCTTATACATCAAATCAAGATTATTCATCACTCTATCTGCCGTTTCAGCAAATCCACTCTCCGTAAGTATCGCCTCAGAAACAAATCGATCAAGATTAGTCTTCTTCGTCTCCACAAAGGAACCACGATGCTCAATAATTAGTAACTTTGCAGCTACGTTCTCATGTTGTTTTCGCTGATTTGTGAATCCTACCCCTGCTGCGAAAAAAACGTGCCCAGCAATCGCTCTTATATATTTCGGCACATCCCCAGCCATAGCACTACGCACTTCCGCACCAGTCAAAGGCTTGCTTTTATTAAGCCTCACAAACAAATCATTAATCCGATCGGCTTGATTTGTTATTACAGACATAACTGACAAATTAAAACTTTCTATTCTTCGAATTATTCTTGGATGCTCACTCTCCATATCTCGAACGGTCATACCGGCGAGACGAACCGACTTGTCGGCCAAATACTTCATATCCGAATTTAACGATATGCGCCCATCCAAAAAATCGAAAATCGCCTCAAACCTTTGCCGCCCATCAATCACAGCATAAGGCCTACCGGCGGTATTCAAATCACTACTAGAATAGCTAAAATCCGCAATATAAAACTTAGGAACATCGTACCCATTAATAATTGAGTCGATCAAATAAGCCTTATCTTTAGGAGCCCACACCCCAGACTTCCGCTGATATGACGGAGACAGATCAATTTGGTCTCTTTCTGCATACCACCAACTAATACTAGTGGTGGAAAACGGACGAACTACAAAAATATTATCCATAATTAAAATCCGTACGAAGTCTTAATTTCAGCACCAAGCCCAGAAAGATCTGGATACACTACCGAATGAGTATACCCGATTGCGAGTAGCGTCTCATACATTACCGCCTTCAAAGCTGCTGGTATTTTAAAGCACGTCAAGCAGTCATCTGCATACCTTTTATGTTCCATAGGTTCGGATGACTTGCAAAACATGACGAACGTCCCTCGCTGCGCAGTTATCCGTGGATTTGTATGGTTTCCGAAAATAGCTATGGGATCATTTGGCGAAAAGTCATCACCAGGATCCTTTAGAAACTGTGTAGCTTGCGACATTGTAGGGTCAGGTATACGATCCAATTGCGCATTATTCAACGCGAGCTTATTCCATTTGATAGGATCCAACATCCAAATACAAGCATCATCTTCCTTAGCGCTACTTGACAAAGCAAAGTATAGCGCAATAAACGGATTTTCCGTCCAATCCAACAAACGAGTCGGCACTCCATAGTGCTGCTGCAAAAATAGCCAATCAAAATCTGTAGTAGGTGTCACAGACAAGAATGGGGCACTCGTCTGAAGGAATCGCATCTTAAGTTGCTGCTCCAACTTCAAGGGATCCTTCGTTGCAGCTAGCACTTCTTTATGCCTAAGCAGCGTGGGCTCAAGTCTATATAGTGGATACTTGCCACTACCACGAAACCAACGGGGGCTTTTTGAATCTTCTAATGACGCCTCTATAAACCGCATGATTTCATGCAGCTTGCCAACTTCAACTGGATCCTTCATGTACCGTCGTCCATTACCATCAGTGCGATTTCATTAATGAATGCCATTTGCCATCATGAGACTCAATCAATGATCGCCTCAAGTCAACATGAATCAGGTGTCGAGATCAAAATATCGTATGTAAACCATCTTCACCGAAGCATGGTCGAGCGTTGCCCCCATCCTCATAGGCTACTGAGTCAACCAAGCACACCAAGGTGTAAGATGCCCCACAACCGTCCATCATCGAGGCCGCCATGACTGGGATATCCCTAAACCTGCCGGAAGACCTATCCAACTCTCTCGCCGACCTGGCCAAAACCAATGGCCAAACAGCGAGCTACCTGGCGATGGACGTTCTTCGAGACTACATCGAGCACGAAAAAATACTGACCGCTCAGATCGAGCTGGCGGTAAAAGACGCCGACGAAGGCAAATTCGCCACTGATGACCAAGTAGCAGCCATGCACGCTAGGCGCTGGAGCAGGAATGCGGGTTGAGTGGCTTGAAAAAGCACTCAAAAATCTGGAAGACGAAGCGAGCTACATCGCTCTCGAAAATCCAAAAGCCGCTGACGACTTCTCGAATGCCATTTTCGCCAGCGTCGACAGGCTGGCTCAGTTTCCTTCCATGGGCCGCGAAGGTCGGGTGAAACATACCCGCGAATGGGCAGTTCCCAACTAGTCCTATCTGATCCCGCATAGAGTGCGGGGTGATCGACTGCAGATCCTTGGCGTATTCCACACGCGGCAACGTCCTCGCTCGAAGTGGTAATGCGCGTAAAACTTGCCTCTCCGACACCCAAGATCCGTTCCTGATAAACTGCGCCCCATTCGCCTCGCTAACTCAGATCCCCCATGTCCCTACAAACCGCCCCACTCTCCCGCCGCTTCTCCGTCGCCCCCATGATGGATTGGACGTAGTGCTCCCCAACACCCTTTCCTTACGAGCCAAGTCGCTATAACCCTTTCGCGTTGTAGCAATTTCTAAGCAAGTTGAAATCACTGCCTGACAAGGGCACTACCGGTACTATGCTTGTACTTTTTCTCTGAAGGAGCCGACGCCATGCGCGGTAATTATTCGCTGTCCGATGTACTTGAGAGGATGTACACCAACCAGCTGGCCTTGGAAGCAGCCTTAATGGAGCTGACACTGCACTTGGAACAGCAAGGCTCGTCAGAGGTAGGGAATAACGTTCGTGGTGCGCTTGACACGATTGCTGAAAACGCCGGCCATATCAAACAGGGCTTCGCCAAGCTCAAGGGTTCGAGTTCCGGCCAATCATAAACCATTTCAAGTTTGCTGTAGGTAATCCCAACGTGGGCAGCGTACGGTGCTGGCAGGCAGCAATCGGCCAATAGATGCCCAGTGATCAGCGGTATTCGACCAGGAGCGATCACTGTAGAGCAGTGAAGGTGTATTCCCGGTGAACGCTCTGCAACCTATGCTGGATTTTCACGATCCAAATGTACATGTCGGCGGGAGCAAGGTGGTTTGCTGCGGCCAATATTTATCGGACTCGTTTTTTTATAGCCTTAGGGTTAAAGTCAGCTCTCGATGTCGCTTTATGACCTAACGGACCTGGATCATGACCCCTGACTGGAATTGGTTTTTCAGTACGCTCTCGCAATCGACCGCTGCTATTGTTGGTATTATCGGCGCATTCATTATCGCTAAGATATTTGCGAACCAAGCATCCTTCAATGAAAAAAACAATAGAATGAAAACCCTTGTTGTTGAGTCGCGAAAAATTCTCGACAAAATCGACACGATTGATTTTGACTGGTACAACCGCGAAACGAACACTGCTGCACATAGCAGTGCTGATCGTGAGATCGCAAAATTCAAACATGAAGAGTCATCTGAGGTTTCAGATGAAATGCTCCTTGAGATTTACGAAGAAGCTAATTTTTCAGTGTTCTCAGAGCGTGGCCCCATACTTGATAAACTGCGTGACAAGGTTAACAACGTTTGCCATCAGAATCTTGAAAGGCGGCTTCGCAAAGAGGCGGTTGATCGCGCCAGAGAGCAAAGCAATAGCGGCCAGCTTACAGGCCTGGCTCAAATTAACGCTTTGATGCGCGTAAACACATCGCTTTTCGATATTGACACACGCCAAACGGTGCTAAATATCCCAGGACTCAGCCCACCTTGGATCCCGCTGCAAAAGGAATGGGATTTGATTACTGTGTGTCACTTAGAGGCAAAGCATCATGCTCGAGTCGTAAGCGACTTCCTCGAATCGGTGAAAGGCAACCCAGAATCCCCACCACAGATCACTTGGTCATTGCTAATGGTAGGGCTCATTTTCCTAGCGGGTGTAATCTATCCGTTAACCTTTATGCCAGCAGTTAGCCTCCCCACGTTTATCTTTCCATGGGCAGAATTAAGTAATGCGTTTCTATCCGTAAAAGGTGCTTTGCTTTCACTACTAGCTGCGTCATTTTCGTTTGTCTTTTTGATGTTCACCCGTACGAACATATCCATGAAGTATGCAGTGGAGCAAATAGTAGAATTAGAAAGACTTGCTGATGTAAAAAACTATAGCGCTTACTTTAGATATCTAGCTCAACGCTCAGCAGAATAAAAACCCTCTCATGTGGTGGTTTTTTATTTGGTTAACTTTAATACAGACTCTCAGTATACGCTTCTATTTGGTGGTTGCCACTACTGTAGGCTCGGCGTCGGCCTGCCGCCTGAGATAGAGAACCAAACATCTCAAGAGGCCCGCGATGGGTGAGGCTGAGTATAACTGCTGACCGAGTGGAAGCTTTGCATCGTAAGCATCCTCTCTACTACGCCACAATTGCTCACACCCCGATCGTGTAGTGGTATGGAGGTTATGAGAAGTAGGCCCGTGGCTGCTGGCTGCGGCACTCATTCATAGCAGGTGGCACAAATGCATAATGGGCATTGATTGGCGTACGGTTTGCCCCATTCTTGCCCCATGCGAGCGGTCTAGAGTTCCCCGCCTACCCAACCCCGGCGCCCTGCCAAAACGTGCCTCCAGAGCGGCTGCGAGCGCCGAATCCAAGATTTCTAGAAGGGGATCATCATGGCAACATACGCCTCAAAAGTCGGATATTTGCTCTAATACCCTCCTCCGATTGCACTGTGGAGTGAACGGTCAAACCAGCTTCTAGTGACCATAAGCAGCCCATCCATTCTCTCAGACTCATGCTTCTTGTCTCGCAAAGCTTATTCATCATTAAATATTTTTCTTAACTCGCTAGCGACATAGGACGTTAAGGCACTTACTCGAGCCGTATTTCGTAAATTTTTATGTGTAAGAATCCAAAGTTCAGTTTTCAGAGAATCCACACTCTCAAAATGGATTCTTTCTAGACCGAACGTCGAATCGCCAAGATAACATGGCAAAAGAACAATACCTAAACCACCTAATGCCGCTTGCCTCAAGGTTACTAATGAATCAGCTTTAAAAACAATAGAAGAACTAGGAACAGTAGTTCTGATCCATTTATAGATACACATTTCACTAAGCGTTATATCTGGAGCAAGCCACCTACTAAAATCAACTGGATCATCTATAAAATTAGTTTCTGAAAAGCCCTTAGCAGCGTAGAGGCCAAAACCAATGTTTGCTATATGATTTCCGATTAAAGTCTCGACTGGACTACACCCAGTCCGTATGGCAACGTCTGCGTCTCTGTGGGATAGATCACTTAAAGAGTTTCCCGTCGTAACTTCTAAAAAAATATTCGGATAAACTTTATTAAACCCACTAAGTACCTCCGGCAAGATAGAAGCCATTAAGGTATCACAGGTAGCAATTCGAACCCTCCCTTCCAACCGCAGATCTCTACCTATCAAATTAAGCTCTAACTCACTTACAACGTCTTTCATAGCTCGCGCTGAACTTAGCAAATCCTCAGCAGCATCAGTAACAGTGTAGCCCGATGAAAGACGATCAAAAAGACGAATTGCATAAACTTTTTCAAAAGTATTTATCCGCCTAAGTACCGTGGTGTGATTTACATGCAAAACTCTCGCCGCTCCTGCAAGCGATCGCTGTTCTGCCACAGCTAAAATCAGTCTCAAATCATCCCAATTCCACTTGTGCATATTTGCAGTCCTAAAAAGCTAAAACGCAGATCGTCTCCGAATACAGCAACTGTCATAATTTGACATATCGCCTGTGCAACGTGCATCGGCTTGAGAGCCCAGGAGTTAAAGATGCAAAATTTAAAAAGTATTTCATACGGAATTTTTTTGATTCGTATTACTGCCGGCCTGATCTTCCTAGCACACTCGCTTTATCTAAAAGTTTTTATTTTTACTATGTCCGGCACTTCAAGTTTCTTTCAATCATTAGGCCTTCCAGGGATTACTGCCTGGATGGTGCTTTTCATAGAAGTTATCGTTGGAATCATGCTTATACTGGGATTAAAAACTCGCCAAGCTGCTCTTGCGTCCATCCCCGTATTGGTAGGCGCCACTTGGGCTCATAGTGGAAACGGATGGTTGTTTAGTAATTCAGGCGGCGGATGGGAGTTCCCATTATTTTGGACATTTGTAATGATCGCAATCACCCTGACCGGCAGTGGTGCTTTTTCTATTTCTGCACATTTGAGAAAAACAGATCGCAACTGATGTTCCATTAAGCCACTCAAGGAAGTCACTCCTACCTAGGATGGCTTCCACCAAACACAAACTATTTAATTGCGTAAAATAGCCCCCCTCAAAAAACTACAACCTCCCTCAATGACCCGAGCATTTTGCGCCCCCCATTACCCACAAAATGTTAACACATCGAAACCCGAAAATAGATGTACTATATTCTAAGCACTATTGATCGATAGCACTTCCCTCAGCATCGACAAATTCATCACCCGCTAAAAATGATAGCGTCATACGCTGATGATATTGCTCCTCAGACAACATAAAAAACTCCTTATCTATCCTCTTTAAAAGTTCACCTAACGGAAGATCTTTCACTCCCGGTAACAGATCTATCCCATAAGAATCAACCTTTACAATCTTTGCAGCTCCTTTCGCAATTAACTGATAGGCCCAGTAATATACCGACCGGCTTGCTAAGTAGCGGATTTGTCTCGCCTCAAGTTGGTTGCGGAGTAAATCCGGGTCTACGATTACAACTTTATCTAGCATAACTTGAGTTAGAAGAGTTTCAAGCCGCAACCATATATCAGCCTTTTCGTCATCAGAATAGTTATTCCACTGAATAATTTCGAAATGAAACCGCTTGCAACCACGGCACACTAGGTCACCGAATACGGTTGAACAAAGTCCGATGCACGGCGTTTTTATCGATTGAGTTGACATATTGTATTCTAAGCTATTGAGTTTTTGGCGTAAAAGCCAGAAGCAAGCTCTGACCTTTACGTTAATCGCGAGATTTACTTAATCCCAGCTGAGCGCTCCGCCACTCTGGTATTCCATAACTCGAGTTTCAAAAAAATTCTTCTCTTTATTTAAATCCATAATTTCACTCATCCATGGAAATGGGTTATCGGTATGGGGGTATTCTTCCTTCAGCCCAATCTGCGACAGTCGACGATTCGCAATAAACTTCAGATAACTTTCCATCATATCAGCATTCATTCCCAACACACCGCGCGGCATCGTGTCTCTTGCGTATTCGATTTCTAACTGAGTACCTTGCAAGATCATCTGCGTCGCCTCTTCCTTTAAGGCATCATCCCACAAATGAGGATTTTCTATTTTTATCTGATTAATCACATCAATCCCGAAGTTCAAGTGCATTGACTCATCTCGGAGAATATATTGAAATTGCTCTGCCACTCCATTCATCTTATTTCTTCGCCCCATAGAGAGAATCTGAGTAAATCCACAATAAAAGAAGATACCCTCCATAACGCAATAATAAGCTATCAAATTCCTCAACAATTCCTTGTCATTAGCCGTAGTACCGGTATTAAACTTAGGATCAGAAATAGCCCATGTATACCGAAGCCCCCATGCCGTTTTTTTTGCAACAGTGGGCACTTCTTGATACATATTGAATATTTCACCCTCATCCATACCCAGTGATTCTATACAATACTGATATGCGTGAGTATGAATAGCTTCCTCAAAAGCCTGTCGCAAAATATACTGTCGACACTCTGGATTTGTTATCAACCGATACACAGCCAAAACCAAATTATTCGCAACTAAAGAATCAGCGGTCGCAAAAAAACCGAGATTACGCATGACAATTCTTCGCTCATCCTCAGTTAGTCCGTCAGCGCTTTTCCACAATGTCACATCAGCAGTCATATTAACTTCTTGCGGCATCCAATGATTAGCGCATCCATCTAGATACTTTTGCCAAGCCCAATCATATTTCATTGGAACCAACTGATTTAAATCAGAACGACAATTTATCATCCGCTTATTGTCAACTGAAACGCGCGCAGCCGTCCCCTCCAAATCGGCTAAACCTTGAGTTACATCCAATACATTCAACGCTTTTTTGGCTCGGACAATAGCCGGGGTGTCATCAGGAGTTATCAATCTTGCTTTTTCGGCAACTGCAATTCCATCGAGATTATTTTGATTTGACATCTTCACTTCCTATCAGATCAGCGAACGGGCGCGCTTTTCAACCAGCTGCACATTTCCGTTGGCCACAAATACGCCTTGATTTATGCCTCGACCTTGAACGGCGTGCATTCTGCCCTGTCTTAGACGACAATCGAGAATCTATATCTAGTGTCAAAAAAAACCAAAAAACACTACATGTAGTGCCGCGATCGACGACAAGGCACAAGATATAGATTTGGCCAGGCAAGGTCAACACTACATATAGTGCTGGCATTTTGCCTCCATCATTGAGCTTTCACTGATTTTTCACTGGAAAACTTTCCAAAGTAGCCAGTTGAAGGAGTACAGGCTTAGGCTATCTGCCGGGATAGCGTTACAGAAACAACCCGCCCAACGATTCTGGCGCCCAATTCATGATCACCAGTTCGCCGCTCACCTCGGCCTGTCCTCGCCGCTGATTGGTCGTGGTGTAGCGAATGCCCAACGTTTCGATATGGAAGCCTTCGAACACGCGCCGGACGTCGGGATGATCATTGATGCTAACCATCACCTTTCCTTTGCAACGCCGCATGAAATCAGCCATACGCTCGTAATTCTCAAATGGAAAATCCACACCGTAGCCGGCTGTCTGCCAGTAAGGCGGATCCATATAGTGGAAAGTATGGGGACGGTCATAACGTTCAGCGCAGTCCAACCAAGGCAGGTTTTCAACGTAGGTGCCGGACAACCGCTGCCACGCTGCAGACAGGTTCTCCTCGATCCGAAGCAAGTTGATTGCCGGACCAGTCGTCGCGGTACCAAACGTCTGCCCCGTCACCTTGCCGGCAAAGGCATGGTGCTGCAGGTAGAAAAACCGAGCGGCACGCTGGATGTCAGTGAGGGTTTCAGGGCGGGTCATCTTCTGCCACTCGAACACCTGCCGAGAACTGAGCGCCCATTTGAACTGGCGCACGAATTCTTCCAGGTGGTTCTGCACGACGCGGTACAGCGTCACCAGGTCTCCGTTGATGTCATTGAGGACTTCAACCGGCGCGGCTTGGGGACGCATGAAGTACAGCGCAGCTCCGCCGGCAAAGACTTCGACGTAGCATTCGTGGGGTGGGAAGAGCGGGATAAGGCGGTCGGCCAGGCGGCGTTTGCCGCCCATCCAAGGGATGATGGGTGTGGACATATAAAGCAAGACCTATGCTGTATGAATAAACAGTGCTAGGCTCGCTCCGCTTTGTGCACGAAGCAGGAGCCTTGGCTGGACTTGCAGGGACAATCTGCGGGAAAGGCGGCCGGGTTGGATGTTGACGCATCCTGCCCAGCCGCTCCTTTTACTTCGGTGTAGAAACTTCTTTTGCGTAGGCCTGACAGGCCCGCAAGGCTATCAATCCTTGGTCGCCGGCATCGGTGATGCCGATAATTCGTTGAGCATGCGCTGGGTCAAGTTCGGCTCTTGTGGGGCCATGAACCACGCGGCCGGTGGCGGTGGTGGTTGGCACTGAACAGCCGCTGGTGGTTTCGGTGGCGGCGAGTACGACTGACAACCGCAGATCAGTAGTAGCCAGGCGATCACGCAGGCGAGCCTGCTTCGTTTGCTCATCGGTCAATTCCTTGTGGTGTGTTTCATCTTTGCTCTGCAGGCGCAGCTCCAGTGCCAGGCGCTTGTCCTGCTCAGTACGCTGCTGCCTGGCAGATGCCTTGGCCAGCTCGTTGAGGGTATCGCCATGGAGACGCGCTTGGCGCTCCAACTGCTGACCGTACCGCCAGCCTTGGACGGTCCAGGCCAGTGCAGCAGATCCGCTGGCCAGCATCACCAACAGCAGGCCTACGGCGGCGATTCTGAATTGAGCGGGGATCAGGTCGAGGAGACGCATAGCACCGCCCTCGCCCTGCCCCAAAGCTGCAGCCGATCCTCCAGGCCGTTGAGGCCGCCATTGATCCTGCGGGTGATGGTGTTGAACTGCTCCTTGTCGGCCAGCAGGTTCAGCCCGTTCACCCACCAGAACCAGGCCGCCGACTCTGCGGCCCACTGCGGCAGCTCCAACAGTTCCGGCGTGCGTAGCAAACGCTCGTCGCCAAATAGCGCCAGGCTGCAGCGCAAGTAGTTGTTGCGCCCGGTGATCTGGATCAGTCCGCGACCACGATAGCTCTGACCATCACCATCCGCTTCGGGGGTGTTACCCAACCTGGCAGCAAGGGTGCCGGTGTCGTATTTACTGAGGTACTGCTCGCCCCCCAATTCGCGCACGTATTGCAACTGACCGGACTCATGTCCGACCTGGGCGAGGAACGCGGCCTGACGCTTCGGCGTATCGATCTGTCGATTTGCCATGGCTGCGTTTAGGGCAGATACAAAAACGCCCGCTTGGCGGCGGGCGTTGGGCATGATGCGTTGGAGTTGCTGCTCGGTGATGGACATCGCGTTTTCCCAGACAAAAAAAGACCGCTCGAAGGCGGCGGGTGATGAAACAGAAAGGCCAGGTCACAGCTCCAGAACTCTGACCTCCTTGGATTGCTTCGCTTTCTTGCCGACTGCCTTGGCTTTCCCCTTCCTCCCTGCATTGCATTCGACCGATGTGCTCCAGCCGGACTGGGTGAATACCTGTTCCACCGAGTCCACCAGAAATACGCCGTCGAGGCCTTCCTTGAAGCCTTGCGCGTTAATCTGCCGTTCCGCGAATAGGTCCGTACGCCCGACCATCTCCAGCCGGACCTCGGCGGTTGAGCGGTTGAACGCTGCAAGGCGCGCCTTGGCTGCCTGCTCGGCGGCGGACTTGTTCGGATGGATGTGCCGGTCGGTATGCACGGGTGGCAATCCTGCCGGCGCGTCGTCGTTGCCCAGGGTCAGGTTGACCAGCTCGCCGGTTTTCTTGTCCTGATACTTGGCCTTAACGGCCTTCTGCGTGGTGCGGTCAGTGAACCGGAACTGCCAGCGACTGACGTCGCCACGACGGATGATGACCGCCGACAAGGATTTACCGCTGGCTGTTTGGCCGCTTTGGCGAGGCAACACCAGCAACTTACTGTCGGCCACTTTCGCGGTGCAATCGTGATCCTTGGCGAGCCGGGTGATGAAGTTGAAGTCCGACTCGTTCAACTGATCAGCCCGAGGCACTACGGTTGCCACTGAACATTCTGGCGCCCAACCGTTGCGGGCAGCGATGTCGCTGACAATCCGCGACAACGGGACGCTTTCCCAACTGCCGCTACGGGTGGTTTTGCCCGTCCCGCGCATGTCGCTGGCCTTGCCACGTATGACCAGGGTGTCAGGTGGGCCAGAGACCTCGATGTCATCAACGGTGTATCGGCCGAGGCGCGCCAGTGCATTGCTA